GGTTGGTCAAGGGCAAGCCGGCCTGCCAGTTGCCGCCCGAGAACGCGACGCTGTAGAACGCCGCGTCGACATAGTTCGGCGCGGCGAGCAGCACATTCGCCATCTGTGGATCCTCGCGAGAGAGAGCCGGTCAGCCGAACAGCGACAGCCTGACGGCGCCGTTCGCGTCGTGATCCTCGGTCCGGCCGATCACCCGGAACAGCTTGCCGGCATCCCAGCCGTACCGGGCCATCCGCAGGGTGACGACCGCGCCGATTTCGATGGTGCCGGCGCGGCCGGCCGAGACGGTCATATCGACATAGTCGCGCGCGACCTTGCGCAGGGCGAGGATGCGGGCCGCCTCGGTCGTCGCCCGGGTTTCATCGACCAGCAGGGTATCGACCTCGATCTGGTCGGCCAGCGGGTATTGCGTCTTGACCGAGGCATCGGCCGCAGTGACCGATGCGCTCGCCTGGGCCAGCACCTGGCGCCGGGCCGCCGTGACCGATCCGGCGAGGTCCGAGGTCTGCACCGTGTGGTTGACGCGGTAATTCACGACGACCTGCCAGACGCCCTTGCCGGCGCCGGGATCGTTGCCGGCGACGCGGTCGATATCGTCGGCGAAATCGGCTGCGGTGAAGGTGTCGACCGGGCTGCCGCTCGGCGCTTCGAACCGGATGATCGTGAACAGGCCGGCGCGGGTGACGCCCCAGAAGGCGCCGACCGAGTTGGCCACCTTGTCCAGGACCTCGCCGACCGTGGTTTCCTCGCCGACCCAGATGCCGATTTCCGCGTCGTTGGCCGCGTCAAGGGCCGTGACCGCCGCGGCGTCGATATCGCCCGAGGACAGCCCGCCGGGCCCGAGCAGGATCCGCTTCCAGATCTGGGCGGCGGTGCGATCGGCCGCGGTCGCGCCTTCGGTTGCGTCAACCGTCACCTCGCCCGACGGGGTCGAGCCCAGGCGGATATAGGATCCGTCGCCACCCGCCCCCAGATACCAATCGAAGGTGCCCGCGGTCGGGGTGTTGGACTGCAGCGCCGCCAGGCTCGCCCGTGCCGTGCCCGGGGTGACGACCGCGGCCCGATCGTAGACGGCCAGCACCACCTGCAGCGCGCCCTGGCTGATCTGGTAGATCAGCCGCGAGGTATTGCAGCAGCGCGGGGCGAAGTTATAGGACGAGCCATAGAGCCGCGCCTTGACCTTGCCCTTGATGTCGCTGCCGCCCTCGACCCCGGCCGGCAGGACGTTCGACCCGTCGAACTTGACGGCCGACATCGGCAGGTCGGCAACCTCGGCCTGACGGTCGCGGATCAGCAGGCGGACGACGTCGCGGGTGACCTCGGCCTGTTCGACGATGCCGGCGAACACGGTCGGCCAGCCGGCCGGATAGGCCGGCATCGTCAGCCCGTCGACGATGCCGCGCCGCACGGTGATGCGCCGCCCCCAGCCGTAGGATTTCAGGGCGTCGAGCCGGCCATCGGCATTCGCCAGGGTGATCGTCCCGGATCCGACATCACCCCGGCCGCCGGTGCGGCCGGCGGCGAAGGCCTGCAGGCTGAAATTCCCCGCGTTGACGATCCTGCCCAGGAACGTCTGGCCGGCCGGCGTGTCGGTCGGCCGCGACGTGAACCCCGGCGCACCGAAGCGCAGATCGACCAGGCCGGTACCGTCATGGGCCTGGGTCTCGATCGCATAGGCTACCGACTGCGCCATGACGCTACCTCATCCGGCTTTCTTGGGCGCGGTGGCCAGCCGCTCGACCATCCGGCGCAGCGTCGCCGCCTCGGTCTTCGACGCCGCGAGGTCCTGGCGCAGCGCCGCGGCCTCCTCGGCCGATTGCAGGCGGAACGCGGCGAACTCGGCCGCCAGCGCTTCGACCGCCTTGACCACCTTGTCCGAGCCGCCGGACTGGGCGGCATCGTTCGCGGCGGCGCGCGGCATCGTCGGCATGTCGAAGCGGCCGACCCGGGGAGACAACAGGTCGCGGGTCTGTTCGTTCGAGAGGTAGCGGGCCGAGCCGGTAAGCTCGAGCTCGGGCCCGCCCTCGCCGACCAGGCGCACGCCGCCGAGATGGTCACCGCCCCATCGGAACGTCGGCACCCCGCCCAACTGGTAGATCTTGACCCGGATCGCGTCGGCCTCGGGCGATTCCGGCGCGTGCATGCCGCGATAGTACTGGTTGCCGATCGCGTCGAGCGTCCGCCAGTCGGTGATCGCGTTGATGATCGCGTCACGCGAGGCGCCGAACTGGGTTTCCATCAGCTCGCGGGCGGTCTTCGCGCCCTTCGTTGCCGCCTGTTCGTTGTAGTAGGCCGAGGCGTTGGTCGCCAGCGTATCGAACTGCGACTTGAGCGCGCTGTTCATCGTGGCCGAGGCGTTGTTGTTGGCGCCGGTCTGGGTGTTGCGCGCCGCCTCGTAATCCCGGATCGCGCCGGCGATGTCGACCACGGACGACGAGATGGTCGGGTAGTACCGCTCCATCAGCTTCAGCTGGTCGGAGAGGTATTGCCGCTGCAGGTCGGCCCCCGTCTTGACGTTAGTCAGCCCGTCGGCGATCTCGTTCGAGACCCGCACGAAATCGCTGGTCGCGCCGCCGTAATAGTCGCGCGCCAGGTCGCGATAGCGGGTCCCCGCCTCGCCCGCCGCGGTCATCGCCGCCATGCGGTCGTCCTCGGACAGCGACATGTCGCGGGTGCGGGCGATCTGGGCGATGAACTCGGCCCTGGCCGCCTCCATCTGCCCGCCGGGGTCGAGCGTGCCGGCCTGGATCGCCGCAATCGTCTTGCCCAGCGTCTCGCCGATCTGCTTGTAGCCTTCGACCAGCTGCAGCGCCCGGCTGCGCTGGTCGGCCATCCGCTGTTCGGCCTGGGCCACCCGGTCGATTTCGCGGCCGAAGGCGTCCAGTTCCTTGGTCGCGCGCGCCGACGTGGTGGTGAGGCTGGCGATGGTAACCGACAGGTTGGACGACAGCGCCGCGCCGGCCGACTGGGCCGCTTCCCGCGCCGCCTGGACCGCCTGCTGGTAGGCCAGGGCCTCGCGCTCCAGCTGCTGGGTATGCAACAGCATTTCACGATTGGCGGCGGTCATCCCCGAGCGCTCGGCGTCCCAGCGTTCCTGGCGCTGGCGGGCCAGCAGCGCTTCGGTCTCGGCCTCGGCCTGGGTCATCTGGCCCATGGTCACGCGCGCCGCGTTCTGGCGATCGACCAGCCCTTCGGCCGTGCGGCGGTTGCCCTCGATCTGCTGTTGCTTCAACGCCTCCTCCTCGAGCAGCTGGATAGCCTTCAGCCGCTCGAGGTTCAGCTTGCTCATGCCGGCCGCTTCGGCGTCGACCAGTTCCTGACGGTGCTGTTCGGCCATGCCGCTACGGGCGAACGCCTGCGCGTCGCCGCCGCGGCCGAGGGCGAGGTTCGCCGCGGCCTGCCGCTGGTCGAGTGAGAAGGTGTTGCGGCGGTCGACCTCGTCCCAGCGCCGATTGATCGTCGCCGCCTGGGCCGCGTTGGCGCGATCGATGTATCCGGCCGCCTGTTCGGCCGTCAGGCCGGTTGCCATCAGCGCGGCTTTCACCGAATCGATCTGCGCGCGGGCCTGCGCCAGGTCGGCGGCACGGCCGGTCAACACGCTGCTGGGCGCGTTCGGATCGATCGCGTTGCCCGATGTGTCCAGGCCGATCTGGGCGAATATGTTCTGGCGCTGCGCCGTCGCCGCTTGATTGACCTGGGTCGAGTTTTCCCCGAAATACTGCCTCGCCTGGTCGATGTAGTCGGTGACGGTCTTGGCGAGACCCTTGCCCGCGTCACGCGCGGCGATCTCCCATTCGAGCGTCTGGCGCTTCAGCGTGTTGATGCCGGCCGCAGCGCGCGCCACGGCGTCGTCAAAGCCGGCAGCGTAGTCGATGGCCTTCAGGACCGCTTCGCCGTCCTTCGGCTTGAACGTGCTGTTCCCGCTGGCCATCTGGTCCAGTAGCGTCTGCAAGGTGCCGGACCCGCCCTGCAGGTAGCTCCGGCCCTCGCGCCCCCCGAAGAAGCGCTGGATCCACGCGGACAGATCAGCCGGGCCGTCGAAGGTGCTGGTCTTGCCGATCAGGCCGACGCTGTTCGACGCGTCGCCGAAACCGCGCGCCAGCAACGACTGATCGATGGTCAGGCCGAGTTTGTCGACGATGCCATTGACCAGGTCGACCGCCTGGCGCATCTGGGCCATCTCGCGGCTATTGTCGTAGCCGTCGAGCGAAGTATCGCCGCCATAGGTCAGTCGGTTGCCAACGACCTCGCCGAGACGGGCGTTGCCCAACGGCCGCTTTTCGTCGCCGCCGAACAGGCTGCCGAGCAGGCCGCCGCCGGCGCCGCCGAGCAGGCCGCCGAGCAGTGTGCCGACGCCCGGGAAGATGCTGCCGATCGCAGCGCCGGCAAGCGAGCCGATGCCGGAGCCGACGGTGCTGCCGGTGCCGCTGCGGCCGAGCAATGAAGCAAGCAGGTTGCCAGCGCCGAAACCGAGGCCGGCGCCGCCGAGGAACCCGCTAAAGGTCGTGCTCCCGAACAGGCCACCGACATTGGTCGCGGTCCCGAGCGTCGTACCCGTGACACCGCCGGGGATGCCGGCGACGCCGAGCGCGGCCGAGGTGGCCATCGGCGTGGCGTAGGTCGAGGCGAAGCCCAGCGACGAACCGATGCCGTTGATCCACGAGGACACTCCGGAGAACGCATTGCCGACGAAGCTCTTGGCCATCCCGAGAATGTCGGTGATCGGCGACAGGATCGAACCGAGGCCGCCGGCCGTGCCGCCGGCGGTGCCGGTGCTGCCGGACAGTCCGAACAGGCTGGGCACCGAGCCGACGACCGAGGCGACGATCGGCTGGATGATCGGCCGCAACACGGCCTCGGCCGCCATGCGCGCGAGGGCGGCGCGGAAGCTCGACTGGAAATCGGCGAGCATGCCGCGCCAGCCCCGGCTGTTGCGCTGGAACATATCGGCGAAGGCATCGCTGCCGTATTTCACGACGTCGTCGGTGGTCCGATCGATGACGCGCTTCTGTTCCTCCTGGGCCTTCTTGATCTGTTCGTTCTGGGCCTTCAGTTCGACCGCCGCGGCAATGCGATCGCGTTCTGACTGGGTCAGGTCGCGCAGCTTGCGGCCCTGTTCGTCGTACAGCAGGGCCTGCGCCTCGAGCACAGCCTGTTGCGCCTTCTGTTCGACCGTCAGGTCGCCCGCGGCCCGGGCCTGCGCCTCGAGCTTCAGGATATGGTCGTCGAGCGCGCGGTCCTTCTTCTGTTCCAGCTCGACCTGCCGGCGCAGAGCCTCTTCATGCTCCTCGGCCGCCTTCCGGAAATCCGCCTCTTCCTGGGCCCGCCGCTTGCGCTCGGCCGCGATCCGGACCTCGGAGACGTACAGCGCCTCCATCGCCTTGATCTGCGGTTCGAGGGCTTCCCGTTCCGCGTCGGAGTACTGCGGGAACTTGGCCAGGACGTCGGCGCGGGCCTTGTCCTTCGCCGCGGCGATATCCTGCTGCAGCTGGGACTGGCCTTCGAGGGCAATGCGGTCGCGGACCCCATTGCGCATGTCGTCCAGGATCCGCTTCTGTTCCGCGAGGCGCGCGTTGGTCGCCGCGGCCTCACGGGCGAGTTGCTGCTGTTCGGCCGCGGTCGACGAGGTGCCGACGCTGGACGAGCCGGCCGGGGGCGGCGGCTTGAAGTCGGTCGAGACCTTCAGCCCGTCGGCGATGCTGTTGGCAAAGGCCGTCGCGTCGCCGCCGGTGATGAAATCGGCAATGACCTTGAGGACGGGTATCTGTTCGCGCAGGGCGCGCATGCGCGCGTTGAGCGCGTCGATGACTGCGTTCCACGTCGCGCCCATCTTGTCGACATTGCCGACCGACGAGGCGCCGATATCCGAGAGGGCGGCGGCGAGGTTCGCCCAGATCAGCTTGACCCGCTCGGCGTGCGCCCGGTCCTCGCGTTCGCGCTGTTCCTGGCGCTGGCGCATGCGTTCGAACGCCGCGGCCTGGGCGTCGGTGATGACGACGCCGTAGCGCTCGGCCTCGCGGCCGGCGCGCTTGAACGCCTCCTCGCCCTGGGCCAGAGCCGGCAGCATCGTGTTGCCGAGGCCGTCGCCAAACACCTTGCCGGCGATGGTCGCCCGATCGGCCGACGCGCCATAGGCCTGCATCTCCCCGGCGATCTTCGCCAGGACCGCCTGGGCGTCCGAACGCGACAGCCCTTCGAGACTGATCCCCATGTCCTTGAGGTGGTCGCGCGTCTTGCGGCCGCTATCGCCCACGCCCTCGATCGCGTCGCCGACACGCTTGAGCGCAGCCTGCAACTCTTTCGCGTCGACGCCGAGGGCCGCGGCCTGCTGGCGCTGAGCCGACAGGGCCGAAACGGACAGGCCGGTCTGCGCGGACAGCTTGGTCATCGCCTCGCTGACCTGGAGCACTTCCCGCGAATAGGCGGCCAGCAGGTCCGAGCCGATTTCGAGCGCCTTGTTCACCAGGAAGTCGGCCGCGCGCTGTGCCCAGCGCTCGGCTACGGCGCTCATCCGCGCATAGGCCTCGGCGCCACGGCCGGCCCATTCGTCGATCGCCGCAGCGGCCTTGTCATAGGCGCCGGACAGTTCGGTCTTGGTGGTGGCCGCAACGTCGTCGATCGCTTTCACCGCCTTGTTCGCGGCATTGCCGATCCCGTCGGCCAGCTGGCCGACGCGGGCGGTCGCCTTGTCCCAGCCGTTGATGGCGACATCGGCGCCGAAGGCGACGGCCGCGCCGAGGGCGGCCCATTTCGCGATGGTCCAGAGAACGGACTGATCCTGCCGCTTCTGGAAATCGTTCGTCGCCTCGGTGGCCTGGCCGAACGCGCCCTTGATCTTCTCGACCATCCCGGAGAAGAAGCCGCCGACCTTGTCGGCCATCTGGCGCCAGATCGAGGCGGTGTTGTCGTTCGCCGCGCCGGCCGAGCGGGCGAACTGTTCCTGTACCGCCTGGTTGCGCTGCGCGGCCGCGGCCATGTCGCGATAGACGTCGTTGGCAGCGGCGCGCAGCGCGGCATAGGAGCGGGCCGCCTCCTGGTTGCTGGCGGCGAGCTTGCCGGCGGCGCGATCGTTCGCGGCGCTGGCCTTCTCGCCTGCCTGACCGAGGCTGTCCCACGCCCCGGCGATGGCCGCCAGCGTCTGCGACCCCTGATCGCGAACCACCACCTCGCCGATCAGCTGCGACAACACGGCCATGCTGCATCCTCCGAGGTGGTGCGGTCACTTCTGACGCTGGCGGGACTGTTCCGCGTCCGCGGCGATGACCTTGCGGACGTGGTCGTCGACGGCGTTGATGACCAGGATCAGGTCTTCGACGTCGTCGGGGTCGGTGATGCCGGCGCGGCCGGCATAGCGGATGATCGATTCCTCATCGATCGGCAGCGGGTCGCCGCCCAGGCCGGCGTACTGGCGGCCGCGGATCAGGCGGCAATAGGCCGTCCAGTACGGTTCGACCCAGTCAGGCACGTCCGGTTCGTCAGGGGCACCGCCGAGGTCGTCGGGCAGATCATCAAGGAATTCGCGATGCTTGCCCCAGCTGTGCCCCCAGTCGAACCGGGCAATCAGTTTCCCGTTGCGGCCTCGACCGTCTCTTCGCGGTTCTGGCCGACGCGGGACGCCGCCACCAGCGCGATATCGCGGAACGGCCGATACGCGTCGTCAAGCAGCAGCTTGGCCGCCATCTCCTTCGAGTAGGGCACGGCCGGGCCGCCGGCGGATTCGTACAGGCCGTCCCAGTCGAGAATGCAGACCTCGTGCAGGATCTCGGCGGTGATGCGCTCCATGGTCTCGCTCGGGATGCCGCCCGGCGCCTTGCGCACCTTCGAGGGCAAAGCGCGGACCTTCTTGTCGCGGGCGATCGTAGCCAGCTTGCAGTTCAGCGAGCGGGCGCGGAAACGGATGCCGTCGCCGTCCGGCAGGTCGCCGACCCACTCGCCCGCTTCGACGGCCTGAGTGTTCAGTTGGACATCGGTGAGAAACATCGGGATGTGCTCCATGTCATCGGGTATCGGGAAGGGGCCGGCGGCGCCCCGATGCAAACGCCGCCGGCCGGCCCTGCCGCAGGGAGGAACGGCAGGGCTGTTCGTCAGGCCGCGATGCGGTCGATCTGGAAGGTGCCGTAGGCCGACGGGTTGCCCTCGAGCTCGAAGTCGGCCATGACGACGCCGTTCGGGGCCTGGGCCACGATCTGCGGGTTCATCAGGGCGACGGCCTGGCAGGTGAAGATGTAGGCGTTCCCCGCCTGGTCGACCTGGCGATAGCTGAACGTGTGCAGCGTCTCGTCCAGGAACATCTGGTAGAGCGTCAGGTCCTTGAAGAAGAAGGTCGCCTTGCCGCCGGACAAGGTGAAGGTACCCATGCGCATACCCTGCGCCGACGACGATCCGACGCCGAAGTCCGAACCCGCGCCATCCTTCGTCATCTGCAGGCTGACGCCCTTGCAGACCGCGGCGACAAGCGCGCCGTCCAGCATCAGCTGCTGAAACTGGGAGACGGTGTCGAAGACGATCGTGCTGGGGGCCGGGAGTACCCCGCCGGTCGACACGTCGCTGGTTGCCTTCGTCTCGACCTTGGCCGAGAGGTTGAAGTTCCCTTGCGCAAACTGGCCTTGCTGCGCATTCAGCGTCATGCCGGTGACCTGCACGCCCGGGTACCGGAGCCAGATGTTCGAAGCCAGCTTCTTCTGGAAGTAGAGCGACTGGAACACGTTCGAGTTGCGGATGAACCCCGAGGTTTTCAGGATGATGTTCGTGCCAGCCGAGGTCTCGTCGACCAGGACGATATGGTCGAGCGTCAGATCGGTCGCCGAGGTCTTCGTCTTGATCCGCGCATAGCCGGCATTGAGCGGGCTGGTGATGCGGATCCACTGACCGGCCACCAGGTTGGTGAACTTGCCGGACGTCGTCGACGTCAGCTTGTTCGTCGCCGCCACGAAAGAAATATCGGTCGTCGACGACGTGATCGTGTAAGCGCTCGACCAGGCCGAGTTGAGCAGCGACGGAAAGATGTCGTCATAGGTGCCGCAGGACAGGGCGAAGTTGATCGGCCCGTCCGCCGTCACCTGGTTGGTGATCGCGGCCGAGGCCTCCGCCGTCTGCTTGATTTCCGCCGGCCGCTGGCGCTGCTTCTGGCTCTTCAGGCCCTCGCCCGTGATGCGGATGGCCTGGAAGGTCGTCGCGGGCGCGACGCCCCAGGTCGCTTCAGGGGCGAACGACAGTTCGACCGCATTCGTCTCGATGCCGGCCAAGTAGCTGGTGGTGGCCATGTCAGGCTCCTTTCAATGGCCGCGAGGCGCGGCGTCGGGGGGTGAGGTCGGACCGGGCGATCAGCCCAGGAACTGCCAGGCGTAGGGGACGCCGAAGCTCATGCGGAAATAGCCACCGGCCGGGCCGACGGCGGGGACCGGGGTATGCGGGCCGTAGCAAACCACCGCGCCGCCGAAGGTCTGGCCGCGGAAGATCGCGGCGATCTGGTCGCACCATTCGCGGGCGGTCGCCTCGCCCGACGCGGTCGGGACGGCGACAATGACCTGAAACGCACCGTCCTCGCGCCAGGCGTTGCGG